ACGGGGCTAACCGTGAACGACAACACGACCCTCGGCAGCAGCAACACCGACACAATCAATTTTGTCGGGCGCATAAATTCCGACTTTGATCCCGCAACTGATAACACTTACGATTTGGGCCGTGTTGGACATGAATGGCGAGATTTGTACATTGACGGCACGGCCAACATTGATTCGCTTGTGGCTGACACGGCGGACATCAACGGCGGGACGATTGACGGGACGGCCATCGGATCGACGACGCCGAGCACGGGCGCGTTTACGCAGTTGAGCGCCACGGGAGTCGTCAGTATCGACGCTGGGGCCACAAACAATATTCTAAATCTAAATAGTAGCAACGCAACGGGCGGCTATTCATCGGTTCGCTTTCGTAGTGGCGCGACAAAAACGGCATGGCAGATTTCAGCTCAAAACAACGTCGATAACGTTTTTGAAATTACGCCATCGACCGCAGTTGGCGGCACGACCTTTACGACTCCGGTGGTTCAAGTCTCCTCCACCGGACTCGCCGTGACTGGGGCGTTGTCGAGCACCACGGGAGCCAACTTTGCGACGAGCAGTGGGAATGTGGGGATTGGGACGACGAGTCCTACCGCGAAATTACAGGTTGTTGGCAATTCCTATATTGGATATCAAGTAAATGGCACTGATGGAATTTACGACGCATTAAACCTATTTAATAACACGCCAAACAATACAGCGAGTGGTAATGGAGCAAGACTCCAATTTTACAATAACTCTAACAACGCGAATGACAGATATGGTGCCGCTATTCGCAGTGTTAGCAGCGAGTTTGGATGGTCATCTACGCTAGTCCTATCTACTGCACTAAATAATGGATTTAGCTCTCAAAGTGTTGTTGATGCAGTAACTATTCTTCCATCAGGCAACGTCGGCATTGGGACTACGAGTCCTGCGGCAAAATTACAAGTTCATGCTACCGGAATTGCATATAATACCGCAGGATTATTTATAACCACGGCGGGTGGAACAGATGGCATAGCAATTGGCGATAGTGGTAGCGGCGCTTACAAATCCATACAAAGTTATGGTGGAGCATTGTGTCTAAATTCTTTAGGTAATAACGTGCTGGTGGGGACGACTACAAGTTATACTGGTCTTTTACAAAGCCATGCAGCTTCTGCTGACGCAGTTGGTGTTAAAGTTACTGGTTCTGGCGGTTCCGGTATTGCAATTAGTATAGCAAATACAAATCAACCGTTTCTATATCTACAATATGGTGGTACTGCTGTTGGTTCAGTTACCTACAACGGTAGCTTAGTATTATATAATCAAACATCCGATTATCGTCTAAAAGACATTAATGGCCCGCTTACAGATAGTGGTTCGTTTATCGACGCTCTCAAGCCCAAGGTCGGAACATGGAAATCAAATGGTAGCAAGTTCGTAGGATTCTTGGCTCACGAGTTTGCCGAGGTGTCACCTTCTTCCGTTGTTGGCGAAAAGGACGCTGTGGATGCCGAGGGCAAACCCGTTTACCAAGGTATGCAAGCTGGCACGGCTGAAGTCATCGCAAATCTCGTTGCACAAATTCAAGAACTTCGCCAACGTGTCGCCGCACTCGAATCCAACTAAAACACATGAACACCGAACAACAAAAACCCACCATCGAAATCAACGACCTCGTTGCCGTCGTTCAACTCATCGACGTTTGCTCCACTCGCGGCGCGTTTCGCGGTGAAGAACTCGCCACCGTTGGCGGCTTACGCACTAAGCTCACCGAGATCGTGAAAGCCAATCAGCCCGCTCCCGAGGCACCGAAAGCTGAATAAAATGGCTGGAATAAAAGACGTAAACTGGCGCAGCTACGTTGGCCCTGCGGACAACGGCAAGCTGGTTACGTCTGAGGACTGGCAGGCTCCAAGCGACCCTATGCAATGGGACGACTTGTTTAAATGCTCAAACGTGAGCAACCTAACGGCTACTGGGCTGGTCATTCCTGCTAGCGGCGAGGACTCCATTGATTGTGTGCGCGGCAATGCCTATTCCTTCCAATCCTGCGTCATTCAAGGCTCAACGACGGTGAAGGGCGCGATTGATGGTTTGCGGCTCTATAACTGCGTTATTTCGGGCACGGTGGAGCTAGGGCAATATGACAACTACTGGAGCCGAGGCCGCGCTCCTACGCGCAATGTGTCTCTGCTCAACTGCTGCTCACCGGATGGCTCGCCGATTAGGGTGAAGCTCTGGGATGCTGACGCTCCGCTGGTGCAGAATACCAATGTAAAAATCACCAAGATACCAAAGTGGGTTTGGTTGCCCTATTTCTTGTTCCGCCGTTTGACGAATCCGAAATCAGTATAAGCCATGCTCGATCTTATCACCAACGCACTAGGCGGCGGCGCACTCGGTGTCTTGCTCCGCATCGGCAACGGCTTTTTTGAGAACTACAAGGCCGGACAAGATCACAAACGAAAGCTGGAAGAGGCGAAAGCAATGGCCGAGATCGCCAGCGACAAGGCTAAATGGGATGCGTTCACGGCCAGCCAACAAGCGGCCACGCCTCCAGCCAACACATCGGACTGGGCGGCCAATTTGATAACGCTGTTTCGCCCGTTCATCACGCTGCTTCTTTTGATTCTAGTGACCATCGTTTTCTTTCGCGTCACGGCATCCGAGCAAGCTGAGATGATCGACGAAATTCAGTTCTGTGCGTTTAATTGTGTGGGCTGGTGGTTTGGCGATAGAATGACTCGCAAAAAATGAACGAGCACAAAGACCTTATGGAAGTGGCAAAAGTCTGGAAAGAAACAGGCTGGCTCACTGCTGTGATTGGTGGCGCGGGCATGACTGCTCGGCTATTAGCCAACCCAATCCAAGGCTCAATCTGGGACAGCGTGCGGCGCATCCTAATGGCGGCCATCGTATCAACTATTGCGTGGTTCATCGTTGAACAAATCGAGGTTAGCTCGCTCGTTAAGGCCATCACCTACGGCGTGGCTGGCGTCGTCTCTCCTGAGATTATCGACGGACTGACATCGCTGGCTAAGAAGTATAGCAAGAACCCTAGCAAGCTCTTGAAGAAATGAATCCGAAGCTGATCACCGCTGCGCTGGCCGCAACCGTCGTCTGCTTTTCGGGCGTCGGAGTGATGACGGTGCAAAAGGTTTCGGAGAACATTGCGGCGAGCGACCGAGAGTTTGCGCTGACGAGCAACGTCCTGAGTCCGCTTTTCGACATTTACGGATTGGCGATTGTGGACGGTCAGGCGAAGGCGAGCAAAGGACTGATCGACGGAAAAGAGTTTTGCGCTTCGCTGACCAAGTTGGAGAGCGAAGCCGAGCGACTTATCTCCGAGTTTGGTCAGCCTTCGGAACTCGTGGCCCAGCATAAACTCGTCAAAGCCTATTTGAAGAAAGCGCGCGAGGCGTGCGACAAGGGCGAAATCGAAACGCTGAACTCGCCAGCCATGACTGCGGAACTTTACGGCGTCATCGAGCCAATGACCGCGCTCATTAACAAGCTCTTGCTCGACAAGCTCACCGTCTCGCGCACGCACAAAGACGCCGCCGACTCGGCTTTGCTGACCTTTGAACGCTTCGCCAGCGTCGCGGCTGGGCTTGGCATCGTGTTTGCGGTCGCGCCTTGGATTGGCAAGCGGCCGAAGATCGTAAAGAAGCGAGCCAAGCGGTGAGCGATTTTGACGTCCGTCGCACTAGCGATGGAACAAGTCATCACATTCGCAGCCTCGACAGGAGCCATTGACGCCGAAGCTGGCGTCATCCGTGGCGTCTCGCTGATCACTAAAGGCCCAGCTCTCGGTCACGGCGTCATGATTGACGACAAAACCTTGGAGCAAGTGAAGACTGCCGCCGAGCAATACGCTGGCGGACTCAAGGTGAAGCTCGATCACTCTGGCGGTGCGGGCGACATTGTTGGCTACATCGACGCGCTGCGTATCGACGGCGAGAAACTACTTGGCGACCTGCACTTGCTGCAAAACTCTCCGCATCGCGCTTACATTTTAGAGATTGCACAACGGATTCCTGACACGTTCGGGCTTTCCATCGCGTTCTCTGGCCCGTCGGAAAAGTCATCCGATAAGCTAACCACTTTGCAACGGTGCTCAGAAATCTACTCGGTCGATCTTGTCAGCGAACCCGCTGCCAACCCGAGCGGATTTTTCGCGCGCAAACTGAAACAACTTCAGACCGGCGAAATTGAACAACCCGAAGCAAAAATCGAAATCGAACTTCCTATGAACGAAGAAATGAAAAAAGCCATCGAAGGCATGATTCAGTCTGCCATGATGGGCATGAATGATAAAATCGCTAAACTAGAATCCGCGCTTCCTCCCGTGGAAGACAAGCCTGCCGCTATGAGCGCGCAGAATGAAGTCGTGCAACTCGCTGCGAACACCGCCGCGCTCGCTGCCGTCAAAGAATTTGCCAAGTCGTTCGGTGCGCCTGCCGCTCCCGTCGCCTCGGCTGAGGCTCCCAAGCCTGCCGTGCAATCGCAGAAATTCGAGGAGATCGTCGCCGCCAAAGCCTCCGAGCTGAAAGGCGACAAATCTGCCGCGATCTCGTTTGCTATCAAGAATCACGCTGACCTTTACGCCGCTTATCGTGCGCGCGTGCAAGGCGGCGAAATCGTTAAACTCTAAACCTAATACTATATACTAAAATGGCTACTTCATTTAATAATACGGGCACTTTTCTAGCCAATTCGGCCATCACGGCCTTTCGGTTGGTAACTGTGTCTGCAAACAGAGGCGTGGGTCTTGCTGCCACCGCTTCTCTACCTGACGGCGTTGCCGTCATCGACGCCGCCTCTGGCGATCAAGTCACCGTCGAATTTCTCGGCGGCACCACCATCAAAGCGACCTTGCTCGCTGGCCCAGTGACCGTTGGCGACACGCTTTTCAGCGTTGCCTCCGGCCAAGTCGCCATCACCGGCACGATCACCGTTGGCAAATCGCTGACCACCGCGTCTGACGCTGGTGCGATCATCGAGATGCTGCCTAAGAACATCTAATCTCAACAATCTACTAAACTAACATGTATACTAATTCTGCTGCAATTTTCCGTGGCGACGTCGCCGGAGTCCTAGAGCAAGCCAAAGATTGGGAATCGGGCTTGATCGGTACCGCTGCGATGCCCATCCTCAATGTTCCTGTCCGCGCTGGTCAGTATCCTTCCTTTCTTCTGAAAGAGGGCCAACTGCTCAAGAGCGAAGTCAAGAACCGCGCGCCTTATAGCACGTACGCTCGCGGCACGCGTTCTTTCGGACAAGAAGTCTACACGGCCCTTGAATACGGTTACGAAGAAGCCGTTGATGATACAGTGACCCTCGACGTATCGCGTTTTTTTGACGCCGAAGTCATCGCCGCCAAGCTCGCCAAGCGCAAACTCCTCCTCGCGCACGAACTCCGCGTTGCTGCTCAGTTGTTCAACACGAGCAACTTCACGGCCACGAACTCGACGACCGCTTGGACGACTGCCAACATCGCCACGTTCGACGCCGCGCAAGACGTGCAAGACGCTCTCGACCGTATGCTCGCCAAGGGTGAATCCACGAGCAACGCCAAGGTTGTGATTCCTTATCCCGTGTGGACTCGCCTCCGCGCCTCGACGAAATTCCAGAACCGCCTTCGCGGCACCGGTCTTTCGAGCGACACCATCCTCAACGCTTCTACCCAAGCCGCCGCGGAGGTATTTGGCGTGGCTGAGGTTCTGATTGGTCGCGCGTCTTACGACTCCGCCCCCGAAGGCGTAGCGTTCAGCTCTAGCAACGTCTGGGCCAACACCTACGTCTGGGTTGGTAACGTCACCGAAGCCTCTGCTGGCTTCTTCGGTGGTGGCGCTGGCTTCACGCTCAACTGGTCTGAGTACGGCCCAGCCATCGGCGTCAGCACCTACCGCGACGAGTCGATCAAATCGAACATCGTCCGCGCTTCGCACTACACCGCCGAGAAGGTTGTGAACACGAACGCCGGTCAGCTCATCACGACCCAGTTCTAATCCTGATTCAGTTCAGTTCTAAAGCCTCACGCCTCACCGCGTGGGGCTTTTTGTTTTGACGGTTCGCGCGCCTTCTATTGACCGAAGCAAAACACAACACGACCATGACGATCTCACTCT